TTTTTTTTTTTTTTTTTTGTCCCTGTCTTAAGGGTCCTAGGGGTCTTTAATAGAGGAACAAATATGAGAGAACTCGATGCTATTAACTTAACGCTGGAAGCCCTGGGGGAGTCTCGCGTTATGGACATCAACACCAGCAATCCCAGTGCGGGGTTAGCTCGCTCTGCGCTTGCTCGCAACCGTCGTGGGCTGCTCAGCACAGGCTTCTGGTTTAACGTGGTGGAGCGTGAAGTTACGCCTACTACTGACGGTTTTATTAAAGTACCGTGGAACCAGCTGGCCGTATATGATGCTGGCTCTGACTCCAAGTACGGGGTACGTGATGGGAACCTGTACGACCTGATGGAGCAGAGCCAATACTTCGACAGTGCCGTCAATCTAAAAATAGTCCTGGACTTGGACTTTGAGGACCTGCCGGAACATGCAGCTATGTGGGTGGCTAACTACACCGCTGCACAGGTATATCTCAACGACCTGGGCGGAGACAGCAACTACGCTAATTACGCACAGGAAGCTGAGCGTTACAAGAGCATGGTGCTGCGCGAGCATCTGCGCAATCAGAAGTTCAGCACCAGCAAGACCCGTTTTGCACGCAGAATCCGCCGTGCTCGATTTATGGTTTAAGGGGAGTATATGGCACAAACACCTACACATGCTCTAGAGGGTACTATCCAGAGTCTGCTGCAGGGCGTCTCCCAGCAGGTTCCAAGAGAGCGCCAGCCCGGGCAACTGGGGGCGCAGCTGAATATGCTCAGCGACCCGGTTTCAGGTATCCGCCGTAGGCCTCCTGGCGAGATTGTCTGGGAGAGTACGATTGATAATCCGAGGCTTGATTCCCTGTTCACTGAATACGTAGAGCGCGGCACTGACGGTAGGCACCTACTGATTAACACCAGCAACGGTAACTGGTGGTTGTTGGCTAAGAATGGGAAGACCATCCTTAACTCCGGCAATGACCCCTACTTTATTACCACCGTAGGCCAGACCTCCTTGCAGACCGCAAGTATTGCTGGGTTGACTTATATCCTGAACACCGAGATGGCTCCGAACACAACCGTGGACAACACTGGGCGTATTGACCCCAGCACCACTGGGTTCTTCTACGTTAAGTCTGCAGCATTCCAGAAACGCTGGAACGTCACCGTTACCTCTGCCGGGGTGGATTACTCCGGGGACTACACTGCACCGGCTGCCGGTAGCACCAGCGGCAACGCTGAGGAGGTATCTGGCATCTACGTGGCTCAGCAACTGCGCGACTCTCTTGTGGCAAATGGATTGCCAGCTGGGAACGTGAGCGTACGTGGCGCGTACCTGTTCTTCTATGGGTTAAGCAACTGTGTGGTATCCTCTGACGCTGGCGATACTTACGCTGGGGTTTCTAACCAGTCTCGCGTAGACCGGGAACAGGACCTGCCTGCACAACTCCCCGCAGAAGCCGATGGGGCAATGTGCCGTGTAGGTACAGCCTCGTCTGAGACAGCGTGGTATCAGTTCAGCTACAGTACCCGCACCTGGTCTGAGGTGGGGGCGTACGGCAGCATCACCAAGATTACGAACATGCCAAGAGAGCTCGCCGCGGATGACAACATCATTGCGCGGGATTGGGAGGGGCGCTTAGCGGGCAACGACGATAATAACAGTAATCCTGGTTTCGTCGAGAATGGTTATATCACGGGCATCGCAGCTTTCCAGGGGCGCCTGGTTCTGCTTAGCGGCAGCTCTGTGGATATGTCCGCTTCGGGCCTGTATCAGCGCTTCTACCGCTCCACTGTGACATCACTGCTGGATACGGACCGTATCAGTATTAGCTCTGCGTCTGCGCAGGATTCTGTGTACCGTACCGCTGTACAGTTTAACCGGGACCTGGTCCTGTTTGCTAACAGCATGCAGGCGGTTGTGCCGGGTTCGGCAGTACTTACGCCAACTAACGCAAGCATTAGTATTACCAGCACCTATGATTGTGACAGCCGTGTTACCCCGGTAATGGCGGGGCAGACCGTAATCTACCCGAACAAGCGCAACGACAGCTACGCGGGTATCCTGGAGCTAATCCCATCACCGTACACCGCTGCGCAGTACACTACGCAGGATGCCACAGTGCACCTACCTCGGTATATCCCAGGCAGGGTATTGCAGATGCAAAACTCCAGCGTCACCAATATGGCCTTCTCGCGCCTGTCTGGGGAGCGCAGCAGCCTGCTGGTCTACGAGTTCATGTGGGGCGGAAGCGACGGTGCTAAGATGCAGGCAGCGTGGCACAAGTGGTCGTTCCCGTATCCAATACTGAGCGTACAGGCGCTGGAGGATGAGGTATTCTTGTACATGCAAGGACCCAGTCCTAGCAACAAGCTTTTGATTGTGTCTATGGACCCGCGTGAAGGTTATCAGTTGGGCTCGGAGTACCGCGAAGCCTACTCGGATTTGCAGAAGCAAGTTCAAGTACAGGACGGGGTGTTCGCTGTTCCAGAGGTACTACGACCAGTTGGGTGGGCTGACAATTACAAGGAGGGGCTTATCTTAACGTACCTGCCCAGTAACCCTATGGGGCCTACTGAGGTTGGCATCAAGGAAATTGCTGGGGAGAACACCCTGAGGGTTGTGCGCGGCGTACCTGATGGCACCTACGTAATCGGTCGACGCTACCGTAGTATGTTCACGTTAACTACACCTATTCTGCGGGACCAGAATGACAAGCTCGTTGGGAGTGGGCACGTGCGTCTGCTGCGCCTGGACGTAGCGGTACGTAACTCCGGGCACTTCGACGTACAGGTACTAGACACTCCACGGGACGTCAACTGGGGTGGGGAGCTAACTGGTATCCTGATGAACTCAAAGGAGCTGACACTCGGGCAGACCCTGCGTATGGACCTGGCTACGATTACCGTGCCGTGCCGTACTAATGCAGATACAACCGAGGTGACGTTATTTACTGAGGGTTCTATGGAACTGAACGTGCTGGATATCTCGTATATCCTGCGCTACAACCAACGCAGACGGAGAATTTAATATGGGTATGTGGTGGGCAGCCGCCGCCCTAGCAGGCTCTAAACTGCTAGGTGCTGGGGCGCAGGTTGAGGTATCCAAGGCACGGAACAAGGCCGTAATCCAGCAGACCGCTAAGCAGCTCAATGACATTGCGCTGCAACGCGCCCAGTCCAGGGACCGGACTGAGGTGTCGCTGTTTAACATCCAGCAGCAGAAGCTGCAGGCCCAGAGTCAAGTAGGACTGCAGGCCGCGTCTTCCGGCACTATGGGAGCGTCTGTTAAGGACGCCGTAGCCACCGTTAACACGGTAGCGGGGCGTCAAGAGGCCAGTATACGGGACCAGCAGGCAACTCAGGAAGAGGGCTTCCGCATGCTGGTGGATAAGACCGTTGATTCCGGCCTGGCTAATATGGACATGGAAAGCGGCTACGACAAGATGTTCAACATGGCCCTAAGCGTAGGCGGGCAGATGCTCGGACAGTACGTGGGTAATAAGCTATCAGAAACTACACCAGAACCTAGTGCACCCAGCGTGGAGCCTACAGCACAGAACTCGTTTCTGTACGACCTGTGGGGCAGCAGGGGAGATAGCAAGGTTCACACCTGGTAAACAGAGGGGGAAGTAAATGCCTGTAATTCAACCCACCCGGCAGGGGCTTAATATTGGTGGAGTACAACTCCAGTCCAATGAGGTACAACTACCCTCTTCTGCCGGTGAAGTAGCAGTAGACGCAAGCAAGGCCAACCGATTAGCCGCACTGTCCGGATTCGTACAGGACTTCGGAGTAGGCTTCGAGGAAGGAATCAAGGAGAACGCGGCAGCCGCCACAGTGCGCGGCGCGATGGATGCCCAGGGTGCCGTGGATGCGATGGCCTCCAAGGATGAGGCTGTACAGAAACAGAATATCTTCGTACGCGAAGCTTACCAGGATGGTTACGTATCAGCTGCTGCGTACGATTCGCTAGCCAAGTGGCGTACAGACAGTATCGCACGGGCGAAGAAAGCTGCCGAGGCTGGTCTGACTGACGAGGAATTCCAGCAGCAGGAGCAAGAGCACGTCCAGTCTATGTCGGACAAGCTCGGTATGTATCTCCCAGAGATGTCCAAGCAGTCTGCTACGGCCGTGCTGCAGCAGCTCCGTGCTACGAGCATGGCGAACTACACAGCCTTCCAGAAAGGGCGCGCGGCGTTTGCCGTGGCTCAAGCCGACCGTGCCCTTGACCGTGGCCTTAGCTCGTCCAGTGATGAGTTCTATCAGCGCCTACAAGCAGGACAGGGTGCCGCTGCGCAGATGTCTATCAAGACCGGTTTAGACAGCATACTGGCCGCTGAGCACCTGGACAAGAGCAAGAAGCTGGACCGGGCCAAGCAGTATCTGGTCAGCGTAGCACAGCAGACTCAGGACCCGCTGGTAATCAACCAGTTGCAAGAGATGGCTACCAAGGAACTCGGAGTTAACTCCGTGGACGTCAACGCGGCTCTGTATCAGGAGTTCAAGCGCGCTGGTGCTCAGATTGAGACCCAGGCCCGTTTTGAAATCTCTGACGCAATCTCTTCCTTAGAGGGTCAGACTCCTGAGCAGCAAGAACAGACGATGGCGCGTATTCGTAGTCGAGTCATTGAACTGTCGGCGTCGGACGTGCTCAGCGCTGGAACCAGCATGGAGTTCTGGAACAAGGCCCAGACTATTCGTGAGAAGGCAGCGGACACTCAGGCATTGCGCACAGCGATTACTGGGAACATGCCAAGCTCCACCCTGGCGGGGATGTACAAGGGGGACCTGGGTAAGGCACGCAATGAGCTGCTCAAGAGCTTTCCGGATACCCCGGAAGGGAACCTGCAGCTGCTGGCATACGGAAGCAACAGCAAGGATGCGTGGGCCGTCAACGAGGCGCACAAGCGTATGTCTTCGGACATGGCGCGTACACTGACTACACTGGACCAGCTCGGTGAGGATGGCGAGGTTTCCCGCGAGAACGTCAACAGCATCAACTTGTGGGCACAGGCTTATAGCACCAGTACGGACTTAGGGAAGATGGCACTGCTGTCTGAGGTCCCATCCGAGTGGCAGGGGGTAGTGCAGAAAGCTATCGCACAAAACCCGAGTAACGCCAGCAACACTATCTTGGACGACCTGCGCCGCCAGGCGCGTAACAAGGCCAGTGGTCGCTACAGCAACATCCAAAGTAACCCCACGGACAAGATGGTGGACCCTAGCGGTACCAGCAACTGGTTCAGTTTCTTTGGTGATGCCGACGCGCAGCGCCAGGAAGCGCGCGCTGCTATGGAGGAAGAGTACCGTTACACGTACAGCCGCAATCCAGAATCTCTGGTAGGTAAGGATGCCGAGGACATCAACACGATGCTCAAGGGTAACATCCAAGCCCGTAAACTGGAGCTGGAGATTGCAGGCACACCAAGGCACGTGTATCTGCCCGCAGGCACCTCTCTGCAGTCTATCATGGGCGACTACAAGGGCGACCAGGAACAGTTCAAGGCTACACTGCAACAGCAGATTCAAAACCAAGTCCAGGCTATCACCGACCCCAGCAACATGGAACGTGTAGTGGTGCAGGCCGCCACCGCTGGCAGCGCAGGTCAGAACATGACCGTAACCGTGTTCGACAAGAAGGGAACATTCCAGACTATGTCTGTGAACCTTCGCGACGTTCAGGCTACTGCGCAGGCTGCGTATGATTCAGCGCTGGCTGGAGAAATGAAGATTGGCAGCGAGCAAGTAGGCGTACGTCCCGCCACCTTCTACGACCACGACAATGGACGTGCTGTTAGCGTACAGGTCAATGGCCGTAACTCGGTTGGGTTGGAACCGTCGCTGTTCAGTGACATCCTCGCCACCACTATGAAGTTCGAAGGGTTCCGAGAAGGCAAGGGCAAGGGTAGCGTAGGCTTCGGTCTGCACGCCAACTCAGGCATGCCTGTCCCTCAGAAAGTGACCATTGACGACGGTATTAGTATCCTCAAATCCTCTCTGGAGAAGCAGTACATTCCGAACGTGCAGAAGCAACTCAAGGGGCAGGGTTTGAACTCCTCCGACGAGGCGTTAAAGGTTATGGTGGACCTGAACTATCACGGTGGTAACGGTAGCTCTGGTCCTGTAGCAGAGGCTATGGCACAGGTACGCAAGGCCGCTAAGTCCCCGGTGGGGGCGTATCAGTATCCTGTATCTGAGGCCCAGGGCAGGGCTTGGCAAGCGCTGCGGAATACTCCGGCGTACAAGCAGGCCCAACCTGAGCGTAAGAAGTACCTGGAACAAAACCTACGTGATTGGCTCTTTGAAGCAACGCACTAACCAGAGGCCCTTCGGGGCCTCCCCTTATCAAAATTCTTTTAGGAGATATTATGGCTCAGTTTCTGAACCAAGAACCGAATCCACAGGAAAAGGATTCTGCTAAGGGCGCAACACTTAAACCTGCGCCTGAGCGCGTAGATTGGAACGATGCCGGAGACAACGGCTTAAACGCACTGGAGCGTGCCTCCTTACTGGCACAGGCCAAGACCCCAGCTACTACCGCTGGGGAGAGCTTTGCATCGGGTATGGGAAACAGTATTGTAGGGGCAGCTATCCGTAAAGCCTTATCCCCAACATTCGACCGGGACCTAAACTTTAATGCTAAGCAGACTCTAAGCAGCGACACCCGAGCTAAGCTGTACGCCCCAAACCAGGAAGAGATTGAGTACCTGCACGACTCGGTGTCGGTCGAAGATTACAACTACCGCATGCAGCAAATGCTTGAGCAGCGTGACCGTGACCGCTTAATGGCGGACAATGCAGTAGCAGGGTTCGCGGGTATGTTGGTAGGCGATTCTCCATTCATCCTGGCCCCTGTGTCTGCGGCGGGCATTGCTGGGCGCACCGGCCTGGTCGTACGCTCCGCTATCCGTGCTGCTGACGTAGGTACAGCAATGTATGCCCAGGACCAACTGGGGCAATCTGCCGCGGTCACGGCGCTGATTGCTGGGGTAGCAGGACTGGACCAACTCTGGGATATGTCTAGGGCCGCCAAGGCTGCTGCCAGGGCCCGTACTGGGCGTGAGCCTGCTTTTGACACGGATGCGCCTACAACTCGTACAGCTAGGGACGCTAATGTTACAGGAGTAGGAGAGGGGGAGGATATCCTCACTAGGGCGCTGGATGAGAGTATCCCGGTATCCCGTAATAATACTGCTGCAGTGACTGTGAAGGCACAGCACGTAATTCAGCTTTTGAAAACATCTACGCACTTGACAGCAGGCCAGAAGGCTATTCTGGATACTCTGGGCGATGCCGTAAACGACATTGATTTTAAACTGGTGGCCGGTTCAGCAAACCGTAGCCGGTATACCTATTCCCAGAGAGATTTAGCTTTGCGTGGAGAGGTATCACTGCGCGCACCTAAGAGCGCCAACGGCACTACGTGGGAGACGGCTGGGGACGCACTGCGCGCCATGGACGCAGGCACTAGTCGTGTAGCTGTGCACGAACTGATTCACGCCGCCACCGCGCGCGCCGTTGACAGCAACCCGGAGTTGGCCAAGCGTCTGGAAGACGTACGCGCTGCTGTGGCTGCTGACGCTACGCTGACTGGGCGTATGCGCTATTATGCTAGTGATGTGCACGAGATGCTGGCGGGACTAGGCGACAGCCCGGAGTGGGTGGAGTACCTAGCGCGCACCCAATCTGCTAGCGGTAAGAGCGTACTACGCCAGGTCGGGGAGTACATCATGAACGCTCTGGGCATCAAGGCCAAAGGCTCTGCCTTGGAAGATGTCCTGGATGCGTACGAGGATGCCGTTAAGTGGACAGCTAAGGATTATGCAGACCAAGCCCAGAGCTTCCGCAGCGAAGCCTTTCAGGACCTAGCAGGCAGTACTACCCTCAACGAGGCTAAGGGTGCTCAAGCTATGCTGGATGGTGTTAAGAGTAAGTTTGCCACTATGTTCTCCTTGTATGATAATATCGCACAAGGTAACGAAGACTTGGCTAAACTGCTTGTATCGGATGCTACGGCAGTAGGCGGACGTAAGCCATCAGTAGTAGACTTCAAGCGCAACCTCACCTTAGAGATGGACGCAAGCGCCAGCATAGTAGAAGATGCTATTATTGGTGCGCTGCGGGACCGTGGCGTAGGTATGCTCTCACGGTTCTTCCACCGCCAGTCTTTCAGGACTGCACGTGCTGAGTTAGAGGGCCGTTTAGGTACGTACCTAGATTCTGCGTATAGTGCCGAAGTTCATGGGCGCCCTGTGCCTGTACCTGATGCAGAGATTGCCCCACTGGTAGACGCATACCGTAGGTCCGGTTGGGCTGGTAAGTGGTATGAGCATATGCGCGCAGCTGGTTTGGTTGACGATGGGGCGTTGGTTAAGTCCGACTACTACTTCCCGCGCCAGTATAGCTACGACAAGATGCGCCAAGGTATTATGCAAGGCAATACCCTGGACGATTACCGGTCCCTGTTCCGTTCCGCTCTGCGAGATGTATATCCGAGCATGGAATCCGAAACAGTGCAGCGCGTTGCTAAGGAGATGGTTGACGGTATCTACAATGGTCGTGCCGGACAGTCTGGCCCTATGTGGAAGCAGCTGATTAACGGTATGGGCAACGATGAGGTCGTTATGGCTATGCGCAGCGCTGGTGTAGATGAGTCTGCCATCCAGAGCTTCCTAGCCGCGAATGTACGCGAATCCGGTAGCACATCCCCTGCGCGGAACCTGCGCCAGCGTACTCGGTTCAACATGGACAAAGAGTATCTGGTGAATGGTAAGAGCATGCGCATGCAGGACCTGATGGATACTGATGTAGCCAAGGTTATGCACGGGTATACTAACCGTATGTCTGGGCGTGTTGGTATGGCCTACGCAGGTGTACAGGACCTGGGGCAGTTGGGTAAGATGATTGATGAATCTAAGCATACCCTGGCTAATCCAGCCAAGTGGGAGAAGACTGTCAATGATACTATCGACTTTATCCTGGGCGGGGCACCCGCTGATGCGGGGCAGCTTCCGGACCTGCTGCGCGCAGCTGGTAATATGGCGAACGCCACAATGCTCAAGAACTCCGGGCTGTACCAGATAACCGACACAGTCCTGGCTATGAAGGAGTTCGGTATGGCCAGGGTCCTGCGGAGTATGCGAGACCAGCCCTGGTTCAAAGAGGGTTCTGTGGCTATCAATACCCCGGATATGGCATCGCGCCTAGATGTTGTACTGCGCGGTAACATCCAAAGGGATATGCGCTTCCGCTGGCTGAATACGTACGCTGACGATAACCTGGACCTGACCCGTCAGGCCTCCTGGTTCAATGTCACCCAGAATGTTGGGCAGGCTGCACGTCACGTCAACGGTATGAGCATGGTGCATCGGCTGCAGGTTAACCTGAACTCCGGTATTGTCGCGGATGAGCTTACGCAGATGTTCAAGGGTGATGCTGAGGCGTTTAAGCGTCTGGGGCGTTTCGGACTTACCCGTGACGTTGCGGACCGCGCTATAGCTGCCAACAAGGCTAACCCGGGCGCTATGTTCCAGCCGGACCTGCAAATGCAAGTTGAGGTTGTAGGGACGCGCATGATGGATTATGTAGTGCAGCAGGTGCGTACAGGTGAAACCTCCCACTTCGCACAGTTCAACCCTATCGGTAAACTTATTGTCGGCTACCAGAGCTTTGCACTGGCGGCCACTAACAAGATTCTCCGCAGAGAGTTGAACGACGCCGGGTGGATTGGTGTGGCACACATCATGGCTTACCAGTTCCCGTTGATGCTGCTGGCTACTATGGCTAAACATAGTATGGATGGCAAAGAGGCGGATACTAGCAGACTTATTAGCGAGGCTGCTCTGGGTATGAGTGCTATCGGCGGTATATCCATGCTGTCAGCTGCATTCCTTGGGGACACTCCGAGACACTCCCTAGCGTCAATGAGTTATATCACTGGGGTATTGGGGGCTCTGCAGGGGCTGGCTACAGGGGATTCCGACATTAAGACATTCCTTAGACTGGTACCGTTAATCCAGGAATTCGCACCTACGCGAGCTATCATCAATAACTTTGGAGACGACTAACGTGGCATTCAGCTGGCAAGAGCAAATCAAGTCAGCTGGTACCCAGGATATCCAGTGCGATATTGAGTATTTGGACAAGTCCTATATTCATGTATACCTAGACGGGGTGGAAACCACCGGGTACACCTGGACCAGCTCTACTAATATCAGGCTAAACACAGCCTTAACAGCGGACACTACGGTGCTGCTCATTCGCAAGACTGAGCGTGAGTACTTGTATATTGAGTTCGCCAGCGGCTCTCCGTTCATTGAGGTGAACGTAGATTCTCAAAACACGCAATTCTTACACCTAGCCCAAGAGCTTGTGGAAGGCCGGGCTATCCCCGGATTCTACGGGAATATAAGCATGAACGGGTACCGCATCACTAACGTAGCGGACCCAGAAGACCTGCAGGATGTGGCGACCAAGAACTACGTAGACACAGGTGATGCAGCACTAGGTGCCCGTATTGATGCCGAAGCCGGTGCGCGCAAAGCCGCAGATGACGCACTGGATGTTCGTACTACTAACCTAGAGCAGACCTTTATATCTAGGGAGCCCACAGTAAGCTATCCATGGTACACTGTATTGGCCGAGGCTACTGATGAAGTGTCTCCTGGATTGTCTTTCACAAAGGCTATAGTGTATGTGCAAGGCGTATACCAGATTCCTGGTTATAGTTTTGAGGTGGTGGATAACACTTTACTGTTTGCAGAGGTACTTCCAGCAGGCACACTGGTGTCAGCCAGATTGGGGTATGATGCAGAGTTGTCAGAAACTTATGCCACGACCACGGCGCTGGGTAATGAGGCGTCAGCCAGGGCTAATGCCGATGTACAGATAATTCTGGACTATCAGGCTGCAGTAGGGACCAGGGCAGCCAGGGGTGCTAACTCTGATATTACCAGTTTAAGTGGGCTGACCACGCCGCTGAGTAAATCCCAAGGTGGTACTGGTAACACCACGGGGGCCGCTGATTCTGCTGCAAAGCTATCCACAGCAAGGGCTTTGGTGGTGGATTTGACATCCGTTACCCCTGCTAATTTTGATGGTACGAGTGACGCTACCTTAGGGGCAACAGGTAGCCTGCCGATTGCAAAAGGGGGCACAGGGGCTGCTACAGCAGCAGCCGCTAGGGCCAATCTGGGGGCAGCGGCGTCCGGCAGCAATGGAGACATCACGGCATTAACCGGGCTGAGCGGCGGTATCTCTGGGCGCACTGACGGCGTAGCTGCGGCTGCGGGTGTAGTGGGGGAAGTACTAAGTGCCGTAACTGGGGCAGCTGTAAGTGTTACCAGTGGTGTGGCATTGAACGTGCTGTCCTTGAGCTTACCGGCGGGGGAGTACGAGCTTGAGAGTGCTCTGTTAGTCACTAATAGCGGCAACGTTACGGACCTCAGTTTTGGGGTAAGTAGCACCAGTGCAGTATTGCCGAGCAACTGGTACGACTTATACTCCATAACCACCACGCTAGCGGCTGGTAATTCTTCCAGACAAGGTATGTCACGCCGTCTACGGTTAAGTGCAACAACCACTGCGTACCTGGTAGCGCAGGCCACCTTTACCGGGACCTGTACTGCCCAGGGTTATATTAGAGCAATGAGGGTTAGATAATGGCAGGGGCGGCTAAACGTAGTCGCCTCTCGGAGCTGCACCGCATGTTCACTGAGGCCTTGATTGAAGAAATCAAGCAGTCTAAGGAAGACGAGGTGCCGCTCCCCGCCGCAGATAAATCCGTTATCGCTAAGTTCTTGAAGGACAACGACATCACCGCGGATGCAGATTCCGAGGAGATGCAGGACCTTCGTGACGAATTCGATGACGAACTAGCGGCGCGCAGAGAGGCGCGTAAGCAAGAGATTCTAAATAAAGTTGGCGGTTCAGACTCTGAGGACTTACTAGAAGGAATTGTCTAATGGTATCGGTGAAGACTGCGCGAAGACTGCGCATGCTCAACCAGAAACTTACTGGTTATAGTGCGAATCCGCGCAGTATTCCCAAAGAGGAGCGCGAGGACATCGCGATGATGATGGCCGCTGCGCTAAGTGATTTCCGGGAATTTGCGTACATCGGTATGCGGTTCCTAGGTTTTACGCTCACGGACATGCAGGCCGACATTGCAGAGTACATGCAGAAGGGCCCTAGGAAGCGCATGGTGGCCGCGCAGCGTGGTGAGGCTAAATCTACACTAGCTGCACTGTACGCCGTCTGGAGGCTCATCCAGGACCAATCCTGCCGTATTCTGATTGTGTCCGGTGCAGAGAAGCAGGCGTCAGACGTAGCTAACTTAATCATTCGTATGCTGGAAACCTGGCCGCTGCTGTGCTACTTGAAGGCGGACCCTACTCGTGGAGACCGCACTTCATTCGAAGGTTACGATGTCAACTGCGACCTGAAACCTCTGGACAAGTCCGCCAGCGTAGCCTGTGTAGGTATCACTGCATCCCTGCAGGGGAAGCGCGCGGACCTGCTGATTCCGGATGATATCGAGACCACCAAGAACGGCTTAACACAAACCCAGCGTGAGCAGCTGCTGATGATTTCTAAAGACTTCGCAGCTATCTGTACGCACGGGGATACGCTGTACCTGGGTACACCGCAGACCAAGGACAGTATCTATAAAACCCTGCCGGGACGTGGCTTCGAGGTCCGCGTGTGGCCCGGGCGCATTCCGTCTGTTGAAATGGAAGAGCGATATGGAAGTACACTTGCTCCTTATATCCAGGAGCTTATTGAGCGCGGCTATAAACGCACCGGCTTCGGCGTCGATGGGACGCTAGGCGAGAGTACGGACACCGGGCGCTATGACGAGGATGCACTGATTGAGAAGGAGCTGGACTTCGGTCCGGAAGGCTTCCAGCTGCAGTACATGCTCGACACCACCCTGTCTGACCAAATGCGTACGCGCATCAAGCTTTCGGATATGCTGGTTTACTCTGGCAGTCAGGATTCCTCCCCAGAGACGTTCTCCTACATCGCGGACCGCCGGTACCTGTATCAGCACGAGCACGAGGGGATTATGGGTCAGCAGATGTACTTCCCGGCGTTCTACGGGGATATGCACCTGCCGTACCAGCATAAGGTACTGGTGGTGGACCCAGCGGGTTGTGGTGGGGACGAAGTGTCCTATGCTGCTGGCGGCGCTGCGAACTCGTACATTCACCTTTTCTCAGTAGGCGGCTTCCAAGGAGGTATCAGCGAAGAGAACATTGATAAACTGATTGACCTGTGCGTAGAGTTAGATATCCCGGATATGGTGGTGGAGAGCAACATGGGACACGGTACCGTGTCTATGCTTATCCTGAACCGCCTGCGGGAGCGGCGCCTAGCCGGTATCGGTGTACGGGACCTGAACAACTCCACGCAGAAAGAGCGTCGTATCATCGACACAATCAGTCCAGTTACTCGTCGACACCGCCTGGTGGTGCATGAGCGTGCTATTCACGACGATATCAGCACTTGTATGGCGTACTCCCGCGATAGACGTTGGCTGTACTCTGCGTTCGCGCAGTTATCCGGTATCACGTACGACCGCGGTAGCCTGGCGAAGGATGACCGAGCAGACGCAATTGCAATGATGGTGGCTACGCTGAATGGGCACCTGGTGGAAGATGAGAAAGTAGTGGCTGAGCGTGAGTCTGAGAAGATGGCTCGGGCCTTCATTGAGAACCCGCTGGATTGGGCACAGAGTAAAGTGTCTAAGGGCCTTCGGGGTGTAGCTGCTCGGCTGCATAACCGAGGCAGAGGCAAACAACATAGAGGAAGAAGATAGTGGCATTTGCAAGTTCCACTTTGGCGCAACGTCAAGCAGTACGTGACGCTGCCATTGAGTTAGATAAGGCCGTGACTCTTGCACACGATACAGGGCCGCTGTTGGCATTAGGTCCTGCTGTAGATACGGCAGGAGAATCACTGGTGGCTGCACTAGCTGCCACCGGTTCAGCTACCCCGGATAATCAGGTTATCGTGAGCGATGGCGCTACGGGTAAGGTGACGAACAGCACCGGTGCACAGAACATTACCGGCACTTTACAGGTGAAGGACGGGGCATTAAAGCAAGTAGTACTGCCTGCGGCCACTACAATGGTCAGTAATACAGATGCAGTGACTATTGCTGACAGTACTAATAACAAAACCGTAGCAGGTTCCGCTGTAGTAGCCAACGGCGTAGTGTCTCGCGTAACAGCCCCAGCCACGGCCGCTATCGTTACTGGCGGTCAAGCGCTGACCGGAGTAGCCCCCACAGGCACCTTCACCGACACCGTTACCTTTGCAGTGACCGACGGTGTTATTACTGGTATCGCTCTCTCCTAACTTATAAGGAATATATTATGGCAATTGCAAAAGCAACCTCAGCACAACAGCAGGAGCTGCTGCGTCAGCTGAACATTCTCGGTAAGGACCTGTACGTAATCCTTACGCAGCCGCAGAACGTGGCCCAGACGGGTGCCGCCTTCGATACCAAGATTGCTGCGCTGGAAGCTGCAGTAGACGCAGTGAAGGCTGCTAGCTAATGCGTAAGCTGGTCGCTGGGTTACTGCTCGCGGTTACTCTGACTGGTTGCTCGGCGACCTCTGTACTCACCGGCTTAGTTGGTTCTAAGCCGGATGTATCTGCTCAGGTTGGTGCCGAGAACACCAAGCAAACCGTTGGCTTGAATAACAAGGTGGACTCCAGCACCACCAACAAAACTGATGTACAGGATTCTAACGTAGGCACTTTGGACACGTCCAGTAAGAAGCAGGTGCAAACTATTAGCACCGGGACAATCCAGGCAGAGCGCCTGCAGGTGGTTAACAATGATAGTTACAGTCTTATCCTCGCCGGATTAGCTGGGGCCAGCATTCCTCTGGTCTTCCTAGTGGTCATTCTGGTGATTCGTAAGCTGTTCAGGAAGAAGGGGCAGCAGGATGATTAAGGTAGGAGACGTGGTTGGGTCTGACCTCACTACCCGGGCAGGTGCAGCAGTTACCGGCGCTACGGTATCAGGAGGTTGGTTGGCAGAGTTAATGAGCTGGAACTGGAGCACTATCAGCTTCATCACTGCGACTGTGTGCGCAGTGCTAACCCTGGCGTGGAATGCGTATTACAAGCGACGTACATTCAAGCTCCTAGAGGAGCAGGCACGTAAGGGGACTATTAAATATGAGTTTAAGGACTAAGGTTATTGCGGCCCTCACGGGGGCCACTATGCTTGGCGGGGCTATTACCGGAGTAGTCCAGCACAACGAGGGTCTGAGCCTTACCGCATACAAGGATAGCGCCGGGGTCCCTACCATCTGCTATGGAGAGACAAAGGGCGTCAAGATGGGCCAGAGAGCCACACTAAGCGATTGTCAGAGGCAACTGATAGAATCAGCAGGGGAACACGCAAAAGCTCTTGACGGGCTTCCTGTGCAGCTCTCTGACGTAGCTCTGGTTGGGTCTGTAGACTTCATTTATAACGTGGGTGTAGCTGGCTTCAATGGCAGTGCCGTGAAGCGGCATCTTAAGAGCCTGGATTACGCCGCGGCTGGAAGGGCTGTACTGGACTGGCGCTATATTAGCAAGTACCAGCAGAAGTCCCCCGGCACCGGCTGGGTGTACAAGGGCGGCAACCGCTGGACCTTCGACTGCTCCCAGTACATTAATGGGCAGCGCAATAAAGTGTGCTGGGGCCTGTGGGAACGTAGGCAGTGGCAGAGCAAAGCCATTGGCAATAAATTTAACAATGTAAATGCCGCAGTGTCGGCACTCACTAAAACCGGAGGATAAATGGCACTCACTCAATTAGTGCAAGCACGCCACCCTGTACTGGGTTTAGACTACGTGGATGTGCGCGATTACGGAGCCAAGGGTGATGGGGTAAACGACGACTGCCTAGCAATCCAGACCGCTATTCGGGATGCTCATGCTAAAGGTATTACGCGCGTGTTCGTGCCGAGCACTGACCAGTACTACCGGTGCACCTACCCGGTGTTCCTGCTGAGCGGTATCGAGTTATTCGGCGTTGGGCCAGGCTCCCGCATCGTGTTCGAGAATCCGGTTTTTAGCAAGGGGCGCGGTGCCATTGTAATCGGTAGCTCCTACGAGATTAACCGGACACTGGTATTTGCTGCGTATGATAGTGGTATCTGGGCAGGTAAGAGCACCGTTAATACCAGCTACGTTAACCCGGCGCAGAAGCAGTACATCCGAGATAACCCCAGTTTCATCGAATGCAAAAATGCCTCTGTGCATGACCTGAGATTAGATGCAATCTACTTGTCCCCTTATACGGATGGTGGATACGGTATTAACTTTGTGAACTCTCAGGACTGCGTAGCCTACAACATCACCGGTTCCGGTTGGACTCAGCTGATTGGTATGGGTTCAGATACACCTCCGGAGACCCCTTCTAACCACCGCTGCAAGGCGTGGAACCTAGAAGTGGTGCAGCCTAATCAGAGCAAAACCTACTACAGTATCGGCTTTATCAGCAACAGCACCAACTGCGTTATTCACGATGCTGTGCAGCACCAGCCTATGGCAGACGGCACCCCTAACGGCAGCGCCGGGGCATTTAACCTGTGTGAAGACTGTGAGATGTACAATATCACAGTGCACGAACTGGGCCGTACGCAATCCTCTGAGGGTGTTCTGATGAACAACCTGGTAGGCTGTAGAGTCGAGGGTATTACCATCAAGGGGACCCCGACGTCTAAGGTTATCAGCGCGGTGTCACACTACTATACCGATTCAAGCTTTAACGTAGCCTCTAGGCCGAATGTGTTCAAGAACATTACCGCGGTCAACTGTGAGCATGCGGTGTCGTTGCGAGGTAAGTACGTTATCGTGGATGCAGTCAGTCCTTACAACTGCGACTATGATTTGTACTTTGGCAACAACAACGCCACTAACAACCAGGTTATGTTTGAGCCTAAGAGTGTGCGCTTTGGCGGTTCAAATACCCACGCCTGGTTCCTGCAGAACAACACGGTCAAGGGTTGGCAGCGCCGGTATCACTATCTGAGACCAGCCGCTATGCTGCTGAACGGTAAGGGAGATACACAGTCTTGGAACAACAATAAGCTCGTCAGCACTAAGCAGGACGTATCTTTGTACTTCCAGCACGCCCTGGGCGAGGAGTTTAAAGCTATTGATGATGTGCGCTGTTACTTGCGATTCAATAGCGCTGCGGACGCCGCTTATCTCAAGGGTAGTACTGTGCAGATGTCGCTGCGGCAGATGCTAGCGTTTGACGGTAATATCGGGGAGGTTCCTTATACCGCTCTGACTAATACCCGGGTAGCTGCATCCGGTATGCAAGACACCAACCTTGTGGCTACGGCTGCTGGGACCACTGGGCTTGTGCGGATGGATGATGCTACTAGCGGGCTGGCTTATAGCTGGACCCTGGACGTGAGCATGACCAACAACACAGACTTCAACTATATGAAAGAACTACGAGTAGCGGGGTACAAATAATGCAAGGCACTTTACTGCGGGACCTGGATATTCTAACCAGAGCAATCATGGAGTACTACGCCAACAAATCTGGCTACGATATTACTATAGAAGATATCCGTAAGCGCGATAAGGTGGTGCCGTGGGGGATGCGTGCATTCCCGGATGCACTGGACGAGCAGATGCTAGCGCTGCAGGCACAGTGGGTTGATGCCGGGGACTTGACTACTCCCGAGGCTACGGCTGCTGCGCGAGAGGCTGCTGTTGTAGCTGCAATTGAGCTGCTGTACGCTGCTGAGTAATGTCCTGGGCTATCCCTAGAGTATCCCCGTATTAGCATGGGGATTGCTCCCGGTGCACGTCTATACCTGGACCTGAAATTTATTAGACTCACGCGAGCCCCTCCCTCACCCTCAACGCGCCCAATTGCCCCCATAGGGGGTGTCTAGCGTCAATTTAGGGGGGGGGGGCACTGGGTGGGGCCTCATAGGGCCTGCTAGTGCGCACCAGTGGGCCTCAGCGGGCCTGTGCTGCGTTCTAGGGCTATTGCTAGTGCTACCCTATGGCTACCCCTGTGCGTGGCACTGTGTGGCTCCTGTGCGCTCTATGAGGCACTAGGGCTGCCCCACTGCGTTGCGCAGCTAGCTGGGGCTATCCCTGTGCGCTCCCTGTGGGCCGTAGGGGTGCGCTCTGCCTTGCTTATTTTGCGGGCCTCTAGTGCCTGTCCAGTGAGGCCAGTAGTGGGGCCATAGTGGGCTACCTAGTGCGCTGTAGTGCCTGCCTGTGCTATCCCTAGTGCGTACTGGGCTATCCACTGGCTATCCTTAGTGCTTTACATTGTGCCGATTCTGTGCTACGCTGCGCGCTCCCCACTAGGGCGCACATCCACTACCCGGCACACTCCGCTCCTATCTCTTTGCTATCTCCTTTCATTCGAAAGCTAATACGAAATGATGTTACAGGAGTAGGAGGGTTTTAGGGCACTATACATACTACTACTCACTAGGTACTCACTAGTATGTCCCTGTGCCTACGCAGTAGGCTGACATACCTAGAATCTTGTAACCTCCGCTCCTATCCCTCCGGGATATCGTCGCTATGGTTACGCTACTAATCACTATGTAAGGAGATATTGTTGTGGCTAGAACATTTAAGGTTGTGGTTGATAGGGAAGGCTATCCAGTGATTAATGGTGCTGGGCCTGAGTATGTGAATAATCGAGGTAAGAGGGACCGTAAGCCCGTAGCACTGCATAGAGCCGTGGTTATGGATGCACTGGGCATCTCTAGCTATGGCTCTGGCTACCACGTACATCACTGTGACAGTAACCGCCTTAACTGTGCCTTTGATAACCTGATACTGGTTAGCTCGCGCACTCACCGTGCCATTCACCTGGCGCAGATTCAGGAGGGGAGATGTTTCACAAAGGAGGAGCTATTGGCTAGTCCGGACTACGACACTAACTGGCGAGAGTTCGACGTAACCTATGGGGATTACAATAGCTTACTGCATGCAGACCTTTAGGGGTCTGCTTACCCTTTTTGCTCTTAGAGATAAATATTTATAAAAAGCACTTGCTTCTTTTGGTTCAATGGGGCTATAGTTCAATCACCGGGAGGCACTAGCGACTAGCTAGGCTGACCGGGGCGGAGTCGGGAGACTCAGCTAGGCTAAAGCTAGATAGTGTGAAGGGTTAGACACTCGATAAAAAGAGTTGACACCGCGAAGAACATAAGCTAGATTGAGCCTCAGCAGTAAGGGAAGCGTACTACCTGACAGGCGCATAGTAGTAAACAGTTGTAAGCAGTAAGCTGGTTTGCGGGGAGGCCCAGTACCTTGATGACTGGTACAATGACGACCGAGCCTATACAATCAGCTAAAAGCAAGACCGCAAAGGAGCCATAGGGCTAGAGGGCGGGGCTGAGAAGCCGAACACTACCGGGGCGCTGAGACACTGCCCCGTAAAAGAATAGTGTCGAGACCTGAACCACAGGTTCCACGGTTGTGCAGTGGGTAACAAGGTTAAGAGTTAGCGTCCTGCTAGGGCGTTAACCATTAACTTTGAGAGGTACACAATGAAATATCGTGAGAAGTTAGCGCAACAATTCGCTGGACTGGAGAAGCTATCCGGTTCGGAATTGAGAAAGCGCCGGGACGCGCTGAACCGCGCAGGGTATATGCGGACAAAACAATCCGCTACGTTCAGTACGAATGTACGCGGTAAGACCAAAACAAAGGGTAGCAGTAAGGCTCCGCAAGGTTGGTACACTGCTGGACAGTTCGGACACTAGTTACAGCCTATAGCATCCTATGGGGTGCTATGTGAATTAATTACCTAAATAACCAATCAATGAGGTGCATCATGACCAATTCAACCGCAAACGTGTTTAAACTTACTGCTGCTGCCGGTATCCGCAAAGCACTGTCCGGCGTAGTGGAAGCAAAGCGTAACATCACTATCAGCGCGCTGTTTCACGGCCTTATCAGCAGCAACGTTTCCTGGGCTACGGATATGCAGCGCAGTGATGCCGCCGACTTCGATATGGTGCTGCGTACACTGCTGCCTATCAAGTTCAACAAAGAGTCCGGTAAGTACGAGTTCAATGCGAAGAAGTGCTACGCTTCGGCTGAGAAGCTCCAGATTGAACTGGACACCATGCGTCTGGATTACAAGCAAGCTGACAAGCAAGGCCGCGAAGTGATTGTAGCGAGCTTTTATAGCGCCTGTATGGTCCTGTACGCTGCCGAAGCAGAGCAAGTGAAGAATGACGCGCTGGATGCCGATGCAGTGCGCCTGCAGGCGCTGGGGCGCGTTAAGAACGCCATCAAGAAGGCTAAAGAGACTGGCGTAAGCGACTCTGATTTGGTGGGCATGCTTATCAGTCAGGGCGTGGATGTACGCGCCGTACTGGATGCAACTTTAAAGGTGGCAGCATGATTTTAGATATTGATGCAGTGCTCATTATTTTTATGTTAGTTATCGCTATGATAGCGGCCTGTATCCGATAGGTGGCGGCATGATTTATAAAGTTCCGGCTATCAAGCGGTGGGCCTTGTGCCCTGCGGCGAACGATTCCGACGCCTTCGATATCCCTATGCGGGCAATAGCTCAAAAATGGGTGTACGAAGGATTGGGTGAGTATCTCTAGTGGCAAGCCTATAGCGTCCTATGGGGCGCTATGTGATTACTGCTAAATTATGTGCGGGGTACTATATGCGAGCGATAGTCATGACTGAGGCAGACCCAAATTGGGACATCTGGAAGAATCCGGGGTATGACTTTACTGTAATAATCATGCAGACCGAAGCTGGGATTGAATTTCCGGCCGAGTTAATTGATACCAAAACTGAAATGGCGGCGCGCACAGTGGCGGACGCTATAAACTTAGGTGTATACAAAGACTGGAGACAACTCTATGGTTAACGTGTTCAACATCATTGTGACCAGCGCTATGCTGGTGCTGGGCAACGACGCAAGCAACCCAATCCCGTACTGCACTGTGCAGTTGCAGCAACCAGCAACGCAGGAACCGCAGCCGCGCCCTGAGTATGACCTCTTTGAAGACCCGGAGGGCGGCTGCAAAGAGCTGGGCGCGCGTATCCTCGCGGCGGTGCAGGAGCAGTACCCGGACGCCGCTGTGACGCTCACTGTGGACGGTAAGAGCAACAACGAAACTTGAGGCAGAGCATGCACGGAAAGAATCCTGAAACGCTGCTGATGCGAAAGCAGAGACCAACAATCGAAGGGCTGGCGCGTGAGTACAACGCGAAGGCAGCGCTGCGTCAGCACTATGAGAAACAAGCGCAGCGCCTGGGTATGACCCTGCGCGGCTACTGCCACCGGTTTAATGTGCGAGGTGTAGTATGAGCAAGCAAATTATGTATGATGTATACAAGCGGCCAAGCGGGTTGCTGTACCGAGTGCCGCTGTGCAGTCCACTGCATGCCAGCGCAGAATTCTATGCTGAGCAGGGTAATCGGTGGTTGCCTTCCAGTCACACAGTTGGCGGGTTAATATCCAGCAAGCACAGCGCCCTTGTGGCCCGCAACGTGGTATTCAAGGACGGCGTATGCTCACAGTAGACGAAACAGCGCTGCTGTGCTGGCGTCTGCTGGAAACGCAAGGTAAGTGCGGTTGCACTTGGGAAACATTCAAAGAGGTTCCTAATGAACTCAAGCAAATCCTACCAGTTGAGCGTCGATTACTCCGAGTTAGAAAAGAGGGTATTGGCACTGTTATCACAACCTATCGAGAGTACACTGAGTCTGCCGCGCGCAGATTGCAAGAGCACATTGCGTTCGATGTGGTCGCAGCACTACTACGGTATGGATATCGTGGAGCCTATACAGGATTTAGGGCAGCTGTGCGCTCGTATTATAAGCAACGACAACTCGCTGCGTGGTACGCGCGCTGACCTCGTTATTACTGACGAACTCAAAGAATCTATTCAGGAGCAAATGAAAATGCAGGAAACTAACACAGCACCTATCGAATGGAAAGTAGTGTTACCGGAAGGTGCAAACGCACTGCCGATGAAAGAATCAATGTATTCCAGCGGCGATTACTGGACCCCGTTTCAGGACTTGCAAATGCAAGGCGCTGACCATCCTCACACTGCGGGTCCACTGCAGGCGCTTATGGGTCTCCGCACTGTAAGTGCGTCCACCCCGGGCTTAGAAGTAACTATAGGCGGAATACTGCATCCGGAGTACCGTGAGGGAATGATGACTCGCGGCCCGTTGCAAAAGGTGGACCTGTACCGGTCCGGAACTTTCTACGAACTCTTTGCCCCGGCGCGAATCACCATCGACAGCAAGTTCTGGGAACGCCGCCGCGACTTCTACGAGGGCGAGGATGTAGTGGTTGAGCGCGTAGTTGCTTGCGTCGAAGAATTCACCGGTTACAAGGTGCACAAGCAGGCTGTGCAGTTATTCGAACGTATTATGCTTGCACCAGAAGAGGAGCAGCGCTGGAAGTATACTGGCTACGATTACGGTAGACACATCCGCGATGGCAATGCCGCGGCGTTGCTCATGAAGTTGCACGGTTTCGTAGTGTCTAGATTCGCTGTGCCATTGGGCTTTGGTTTCCGCAACGGAGAGCCCATAGTGATGCTGGGGCAGCCGCGGATGCACAAAGATTTCGCCGCAGTTACTGAGTACCGCTGCGTGGAGATGCGTGTAGGTAAGTGGCTCGCTAACTACTACGGAAATGGTGTAGACTTCCGCGATGCTATTGAAGACCTCAAGGCTATGAACGTAGAGCTTACAACGTACCTGTGCAAGACCGAGCAGGAATGGTACGATGCCTATGAGAACGGCCCGAGTAGCTGCATGAGCAGATACTCCTTTGAGCATAGCCCTGTGCGGACATATGCTACCACCAGTCACGGGTTGCCGGATAATGGGTTGCGCCTATTCATCCAGTACACCGGGGAGCTGTTCGGTGACGATTTCGAAGTGCTGGCACGAGCAATCGTTAACACTGAGACTAACGAGTACGTACGTGCTTACGGTAATGCTGCGGATGCAATCCTGCGCGGTCATGGTTACACCAGAAACACTGGCTGTTTGGAAGGTGTACTGCTGGCGCGTATACCACACCCTACCTATACCGGAGCGGTGCTGATGCCGTACCTAGACAGCGACCAGTGCGGTGTTGATGAAGAAGGGAGTGACGCCTTTTTGATTCGTGACTACTACGAATACGAGGCGCAAGACTCAGAAGGATACATCTACGTAGGTACTGAGTCTGCCCGGTGCTGCTGCTGCGGGGGGCGCTACTCCGTTGATGATATGCACGAAACCGCCGACTATGAAACGGTCTGCGACAGCTGCGTCGAAGAGGGGGAATTTGTATATGTAGTTGGCCGAGAAGGACTGCATAATCGCTATGACTGCACTTGGTCTGATTACCATGACGCTTATGTATATGACAGGGACATCGCGTACTGTGCGGTAGAGGGAGCAGTGCATAACCAGGCAGAACTAGTGTATGCACAGGGTCGGGAGGTGCTTATTGAGTACGTAGAAGAGCACCCAGTGCACGGGCTAATTCTCACGGAGTACGCCGCTGCTCAACTGGGTGAGAAATACCTGGGCTACGATGAAGATGAAGACGAAGTAGAGGAGGCAGCTTAATGTTCTTGAATCCGCACGGGATTGATATGCAGCTGCTCTTGCAGATACTGAAAACGCACCGGCCTAGCTGGGCAAGTACCAAGTGGTTCGAGCCGCTGCTTATGCAGGCGCTGGGTAGTGGTATGCACTACGTAAAGGACAAGCACGGGAACTACTTCGTGCTGGTGGGGGACTCAGAGCAAAGCGACGTAGCGTTTACGTCGCACCTCGATACGGTGGCCCGTCCAACTAGCGCTGCGCCGGACGTTGGTTGTACTAACAAGGGCGTACTGTTCGTAAAGAATCCGCAGCAAGCTGACTGCTTGGGTGCTGACTGTGGTGCCGGTATCTATCTGATGCTGGAGATGCTGCGGCGCGGGGTGCACGGCCGCTACTGCTTCTTCGTGGATGAAGAGGTAGGCTGCGAGGGTAGCGCTGCATCGGTCAAGGATGACTCTGGATTTTGGACTGGGGTCAAGGCGATGATTAGTTTCGACCGCCGCGGCGACGGTATCATAACGCATCAACGGTACATGCGCTGCTGCTCCGATACCTTTGCCAAGACCCTAGCAGAGCGCCTGGGACGCACGGAGCAGCCCTTACAGAAGGGGGTATATACTGACTCGGCTGAGTTCGTTGGCATCATTCCTGAGTGCACCAACGTCGGTGTAGGGTACATGCACGAGCACACCCCGGATGAGGTACTTGACCTGAACATCCTGGGGCAAGTGCTTGAGCTGGTACTACAAGATGGCACGTTCTCGCACCTTCCGATTGAGCGGGATCCTAGGGTAGTAGAACCATACCAATGGCTCTCTACGCCAACGCTCAGTTTACGGCAGCCGTGGGACATGCCGCCGGACGAGGACCCGCAATTGCTGGCTGCGTTCCGTGTAGTGTCACAGCTTTCTAAACAGCAACTGGTTAGCTGGGTACAGGAGAACCCAGCGAAGGCGGCGGAGTACATCATGGTGTTCTCCGATTATGGATTCAAAGAAGAACTGATTGAACTAGGCACCCGAGTCGTAGAGGACTGGGGCGGATACGATAATATTGTGGAGGGTTGATTATGTCCAAGTTTAAAGTAGGCGATAAAGTTGTTCGCAAAGCACACAGGGACAGTTCATCATTTAAGTCGTACCAAGGGGATTTTGCTTACTACGTAATTACAGATATAACTACAAGCGGCCACTGGCTGCAGTTGGATAACTTTACATATGGGGGAGCCGACCACTACCTGTGGTACGCAGACAACTTTGAGTTGTACCAAGAACCGGGCGAAGGATTACCGGAGGCACCGGACTCGGTGCTCTACTATAATAGCACTACGGATCCAGATAACTTCCAGCACATGCTAGTGCAGCCACACTGGGAGTTAGAGGGGCACCTCAGTATCGCCATAGTAAAGAGCGGTAAAAAGTTTGATCCACTAGCTTACGGAGATATACTGTCTATCAACCTGGAACCTGACGCTGCGCTGCAGTTGGCACACGACCTGCGCCGCATGGCTATGGATATCAAACGTAAGGAGAAAGTACAATGAGAGCTGTTAACATAGTTATAACTGACAAGGGAAACAACCGCGCTGCAGCGGACTTAACCTTGAACAAGGTTTACCCAGCTATCCGTTCTGAGGTGGGTGAATTCGTCATGGGGTCTTTTAATGATTTCACATTCTATGAACTTATAGATGACGTGGGGGACCGCTGTGGAATCTACGAGAACTACAAAGGGATAATTCTGCAAGAGGTACCGTAATGGACCAGCCCTGGCTTAGAGCGTGCAAGCGCTTAGCCGTGGGACAGAGGGCACGCTTTCGGTGCTGCGGCAGGGACGCCGCCGGGGTGCTCTACAATAACCCGGATGCCTGGGAATATTATTGCCACCGCTGTAAACAGGTGGGCAAAGAGCACAAGCAGTACCAGCGCATACAGTTACAGGAAGAGCCGAGGGTGCAGCCCTCTGCACCTGCAGATGCAATTTGCATTAGCCAAGCGCCTGCGGAAACGCAGAGTTTTATTTACGGATTCCTGACCACAAAGGGAATCATGCCTGAAATGGTGGAGGACGCAGAATGGAGCAAAGAGAAACAGCGGATAATCTTCCGCGTCGGAAGCGCCGCTCTGGGCCGTGCAGTGCATGCTCGGCAGCAACCGAAGTGGGTAATGTACGGCCATCCGGTGGCGTTCGCTGCCGCGGCACCTGCCGTAGCACCGGCTGTAGCTGCGGCCGCACCTCTAAAGGTCGTGCTCACCGAGGACTATCTATCAGCCCGGAAGATACAGCACGCAGTTACGAGTTACAGTGCGTTGAACGTGCAGGCTACAGCTATGCTGGGTACACGCTTGCCCACGCCGCTGAGGGCTTGGCTGATTCAGAATCGCCCGGAAGTGATTCTGATGCTGGACAATGACCCGGCAGGGCACGCTGGAGTAGCGGCGGCGCGCCGCGCGTTGCGCCCGTTCATGCAGTGCCGAGAGCACTACTTCGCTGCGGACCCGAAGGACGCAGAAATCAAAGAGATTCTGGAGGCTTTACAATGAGTATGGGTATCTGGGTTTTAATCATGGCGATTAATGGCAGTGCGGTTAGCGACACAGACTTCGCTGCGCTAACCACTCAAGAGTTCACAACGGAGGCCGCCTGCAACAAGGCGGCCAAGGCGTTCGAAGAGAAGTTTGACACATTCAGGGTATATACCGCTAAAGCAATCTGCGTTCCGAAGGAGGTTTAATTGGACCTAATAGTAGTTAAAGCGATGTGCACGCAGAAGGTGTGGAACCGACTGCGCGAACAGATACCCAAGTCCATGCTTGCGCCAGACACTTCGAACCTTCTGGACTGGGTGGGGCTGTACTGGAACACGTACCCGGAGCACCAGGAGGTGCAGTGGGATGCGATGCAGAGCATGCTCAACCTCCGGGCCGGGCACTTATCCCGGGAAGAGCGGGTAATCATGGACGAGCTTATGCGAGGAGTACAGGCCGTGCCGCAGGATTCTGTGGTGGGGATTGTCCAGACCCTGAACGAGCTGGCCTACAGCGGAGAGGTGGCTGCGCTTACGCAGCGCTACCAAGACGGCGAGGAGATTGATTACCTACTGGAGATGAAGCACCTGCAGCGCAAGTACGGCGACGGTGCTGCAGTGCATGAGTCGCTGCTTGAATGGGAGAGCGGTAGTGTTGACGAAATACTTGCCGCGACTGACGAGAGCGGCGGTCTTAAACTGGGCGTGTTCGAGCAACTCGCTAGCAACATCCGAGGACTACGTGGCGGGGACTGTATCGCAGTGGCTGCTCCTGTGGACTCTGGTAAAACTAGTCTGCTTGCTGCTATTGCTGTGGATTTTGCTGAGCAAATGCAGCAGCAGCCGGAAGTATACGGGGACCGCCCTATTCTCTGGCTGGTTAACGAGGGTCCTGCGACGCGTACAGTGCCGAGGGTATATCAAGCGGCGCTGCACTGGACTCTGGCTGAGATTAAGGACCGGCACAGTAAGCAAGAGTTCGTGCCAGCATACCTCAAGAAAGTAGGCAGGGCTGACCGGATTCGCGTTAAGGCTGCGCACTCCTTGACGATGGCTCAGATATCCACGCTCATGGAGGAGATGCGCCCCGCGGTAATCATCATCGACATGGTGGCGAATATCCGTGGCGGCACTATGGAGACCGAGCACCAGAACCTCGAAGCGAAATGGCAGGAGCTGCGCATACTTGGGTGCGAGAACGACTGCGCTATTGTAGGGACTATGCAGCTTTCACTCGAAGGTTACAACATGCTGTTCCCACCGCTCACTGCTATGAAGCAGAGCAAGATTGGTGTACAGGGTGCCTTGGACTTGGCGATTATGATGGGGTGCTTGGACAGAAACGAGCAGCCGCATATGCAAAACGTCCGCGGTATCAGTACTCCTAAGAACAAGATGGCACTGTCTAGTAAAGAGTCGCTCCTGCAATTCGAGGTGCAATTCGAGCCGGGTCGTTGCCGCTTTGACGAGGGCCAGATTAACCGGTGACTTCCCTAGCGCCTTCTATGAGGGCGCTATGTAGGTACACAGGAGGAGACTATGCTTAAACCGGAAGATATCACAACGGACGACGCCAAGGTTATAGTGGCGTATGCTGCATCTGCAGGTACACCACTTAAAAGCTTCACGCTGGACAGCAGCCAGCTGATTGTGCTCCTGGCTATCAACAAGGCTCGGAGGGCTAAGTGGAAATGAGTGAGTGTATCGACCACGGGCAGAGGGGCTCTAAGTTTGGGTACGGTAGCACTACATTTACAGAAGACGGCGCGCGGCGTAGAACATCACTGCATCGTGCCATGTACTGCAAACACAATGGTTGTAAGTTGGCGGAGATTGACGGGTTAGTGATTATGCACACCTGCGATAATCCTAGGTGCATCAATCCCAACCACCTAAAGTTGGGCACGGGGGTAGATAACATCCTAGATAGGCAGGTTAAAAGGCGTAACTATACCAAGCTGACCAGGGAGCAGGTTATATTCATTAGGGAGAATTATAAACCCTATGACAAAGAGTTTGGCAGCGCCGCCCTAGCAAGAAGTTTTGGGGTTGACGCATCAACAGTAAACAGAGCCGCTAATGGCCGTGGTTGGAGAGATTATGACTAGTAGCATTATGACTATCGACCTTGAAGTCGAAAATCATCCTTACTATGGCAGCAAGGCCAGCCCTTACTGCCCGGATAACTACGTAGTGCACTCGGCATATCGTATAGACAGAACCCAGGATGATGGTACGGTTACTGTAGAACCAACCTTTGATATACGCTTCAACAGCAGGCAGGCGTTCTTGGATGATGTGGCCGGGGAGCACTTATGGTTCCGCATACCAGATGATTGTTGGCTTATCGTAGCTCACAATGCGGCGTTCGAGATTAGTTGGTTCTTAACGTACCAACGTCAACACTTCGAAGAGTTCCTAAAACGTGGAGGTCGTGTATTTGACACGATGCACGGAGAGTACATCGCCTCAGACTTCCAGAGTATGTACCCCTCCTTAGATGAGACCGCACCAAAATATGGCGGGGAGCACAAGATTGACGGGGTAAAAATCTTGTGGGAGCAAGGGGTGTTGACATCGCAGATAGACCCTATTCTGCTCAGGGATTACCTAGTCAACGGGGACATTCCGAACACGGCCCTGTGCTTCTACGGCCAGTGCGCTACGTTCGCCCAGCGTAATCAGATGCAGTACGTGTGGGAGCGTATGGACGCTCTGCTGGCTTGGGCGTACTGCGAGTGGTTCGGCCTGTTCGTGAACATGCCAATTGCACGCAAGAACCAGGAGGAGCAGGAGCAGCGCATCCGTGAGATTAAGCAGGAGCTGCAGCAGTACATCCCGAAGGACTTGCCGGAGACGCTGGATTTTAACTTCGGCTCGGACTTTCATATGTCCGCACTGGTGTACGGCGGGCCTATCAAGTACCGCAAGAGGGTGCCATACGACCCGCCGCAGTACGTCAAGGCCGACTTCTATAAGTACGAGGACGAAGAGGGTGCGCACACCTATATACCTGTACACGCCACGCACATGCAAGAACTTCAAACGGAAGGCGGATGGTGGCGTGTAGTGACATATCGTGCGGGTAAGAACAAGGGGCTCCCCAAAGTATTCCGCCTCGATACCGAGGAAGAGAAACTTAAATGGGAAGACGACCTTTACTTCTGCCCTGGCCTAGTGAACATCCAAGAGCTTCCGGAAGTTATCCGGGAGAAGTACGCAGAGCGCGGGGAGTTCCGACAGGCGCGCACCCTGCAGGATGGCACGCCAGTATACAGCACCAGCACGGATGCAATGGAGGCGCTGGCTCGCCAAGGGTTCGAATTCTGTAAGTTGGTGAACGAGCTGGGCGCTCTGGAGAAGGACACAGGAACCTACTACCTGAGAACGGAGTACAACGAAGATGGGTCAGTTAAGAAGCTGTCCGGGATGTTGCAATACGTTATCCCCCAATCCCCTGATGGAAGCGGTATTATCCACCACCGGCTCAATACATGCAGTACAGTCACTGGTAGACTCTCTGGCTCTAACCCCAACCTCCAGAATCTTCCTAGAGACGGAACTAGCCGAGTTAAACAAATGTTTACAAGCCGGTATGGAGCCAAAGGCCGTATCACAGAGGTTGACTACTCTGCTCTTGAGGTGGTTATGTCCTGTGTGCACACCGGAGACAGGAAGCTGCTGAGCCTGCTGCAGAATGGTACAGATATGCACTGCTACCGCTTAGCGTTCAAGGAGGGCAAGACCTACGAAGAGATGTACGACCTCTGCCACAACGCCGATGGGCCGGACTATAAGTACTGGAAGCAGCAGCGTACGGACATTAAGCCTCCGAGCTTTGCTGCACAGTACGGGGCTACGGCTAAAGGGATTGCGTTTGCTACGGGCTGTACAGTGGAGTATGCGCAGTCGTTCCTGGATAACGAGGCGAAGCTGTTTCCAGACACCATCGGCTTCCGCGCTGTTGTCAAGGAAGAGGTAGAGCGTACCGGTGCGGAGGGGCGCATGTACCGGGAGCAAGCCGATGACGGTAGTTACCGCATCTACCGCATTGGGACTTGGACCAGCCCAGCAGGTGCCCGCTACAGCTTCCGTCAGAAAGAGCAGTGGAAGGAAGTTGTGCCCGGGCAGCGTAAGCAGAAGGTAATGGATTACAAGGAAACTGAGATGGCGAACTACTGGTGCCAGGGGGAAGCGTTCTTCCTGATGGCGGTGGCGGCTGGTATGGTTCTGCGTGCACTCCTGGCCCGTGACTGGTTCGACAATCAGGTGTGCCTGATTACGAACGTGCACGATGCGTTGTACCTGGACAGTGCCAATCCAGAGGTTGGGCGTGAGGCGAGCCTGCTGGTTAAGCAGTGCATGGAGGGCGCACCTAAGCGTATCCACCAGCTCTGGCCTAACTACGGCATTATTGGTGAGGTTCCATTCCCAGCAGAGGCTGAGATGGGTACTAGCATGTACAGTAAGGAGAAAGTAGAATGAGTATAAAGTCTGGCAGTGTTGTGGAGTTGATGGACCTGGGGCCTGAGCCGATAGACCCACGGTATGCAGCATACTTCACCCCAGGTACAAGGCACACGGTTCTATTCTTCGACCCGGTTACTGGGGAGATAGAACTAAGTTATCCTGGACTGGTAGTAAGTAGACCAGGGGATGGCGTCACTTTCTTTCCGGGGGAGTATAAGTTTATAGAGGAGTAGTGATAGGTGGACCCTTGGGTGGTGTAGGGGGTTAGGGTAGCATGGAAATACACCGGGGTCAACTAGATAATTAAATAAAATTATTTGTTGACTCTGGCTTGATTCTGTGATTCCCCGAGAATTAATGTGATACGAGTAGGAACAACACAAGAGAGGCAACCTTGGCTAAAATTAGTTTAATCAAACTGTGGACAAAAGAAGAGCATAAACAAATCCTTGGCAGTTTCCTCAACAACAACGACGCGGCCATTGCATACAATAACAAATTTCGCAAGGGCGACGTACTGGTGTCCCGCCAGCTTGTGCGCTACTGGCGAAGCATCTTCATGGATAATAAGGGTAGCAAGGCCAGCGCCAATCGTGGGCTGCAAGAGGCACGCAAGCTAATCCAGCCGAGTCCGACGGACGATATTGGGAATACCGCGGTGCCGGATATGTGCCACCGCATTCTGGTGGTCGGGGACCTACATGCTCCGTATACCCACGTAGACGCTATGCCGTTCCTTGAGAGTGTACGTGACGCGTACTGTCCGGACATGGTGGTGCAGGTAGGTGACGAGACCGATGGGCACGCAATCAGCTTCCACGACTCTGACCCTAACCTGGATAGCGCCGGGGTGGAGCTGGAGAAAGCCAAGCTAGTACTGGAGGAGCTGCATGAACTATTCCCGAACCTACTGGTTTGCGATTCCAATCACGGTTCACTCATATATCGCCGCGCTAAAGCTCACGGTCTGCCAGTGCAATTTATCAAGAAGTACCGGGATATCCTATTCCCTGAGCATGGTGCTCCGGCGTGGTCGTGGGCCGACGCTTGGGTGCTCAATACACCACTGGGGCCTGTCCGCTTCCAGCATCAAGTCAGCGGTGATTTCATGCTCAATGCATCCCATGAGCGCACCTCTCTGGTGCTGGGACATGAGCATGGACGCTTCGAGGTTCAGTATGCTGCTTCTTCAACGGCGCTGTACTTTGGTGCGTACGCTGGGTGTCTGATTGACCGCAAGAGCATGGCCTTTGCTTACGGCAGGCTCACTCGCAAGAAACCAATCCTGGGTGTGATGGTAATCACCGAGGGTTGCCCCCAGTTAATTCCGATGCTACTTGATGATTCCGGCAGGTGGACTGGTCGCACCCAGTAAGCCCTGCATCTGCACGTAAATATTACTTAAGATAAACGAGAGGGTATATGCACGCTACTTCTCTGCCGCAATATTTGCGGTATGACCCCGAATCGGGGAAGTTGTATAGGCCGGACGGCTCCGAGGCTGTGGGTTACATTAAGGATGGTTACAGGGTAGTAAGTGTGAAAGGTAGGCAATACTTTGCACATCGACTGGCCTTCGCCTTAATGTGTGGACGTTGGCCGAATGTTATAGATCACGTAAACAGAAACCGCACAGATAATCGGTGGGTCAATTTAAGAGAGGCCAATAAAGCGGGAAACGCGAAGAATGCAGGATTGCGAAAGGATTCCCAGTCGGGGTATCGTGGGGTGTCCTATCGTAAAAGCAACGGTAAGTGGCGTGCCTACATACAAGCAGATGGGGTACAGCACCACCTAGGATTCTACGCTACCGCAGAAGAGGCCCACTTAGCACGGCAAGCAGTTATCTCTCAGCATCACAAACACTTTTCTAACGAGGTATAAATTATATGACTACGAATGTACTGGCATCCCTGAACGCTCTGGTAGACGCAGCAATCGAAACCCAAGATGTAGATATGCGGGAAACCGCGCAGGGCGGCGCGTATGAGGACGTGCTGCTGCCGAAGGGTGAGTACTATGGCTACTTCACCGAGTACGTGGAAATCGGTAAGCGCCTGCCGACTAAGGGCGGTAAGCCCACTGGTAAGCCTGCAGTGGCTAACGTACGCATCGGTATTGTAGTGTTCGGCCCTAACGGCGAAGTGCAGCGTATCCGCCCGTTCCCGATGGCTATCAGTAACTTTGAGCGCGCAGGCTTCAAGAAGTTCTTCGACAAGCTCAACTACGACAATAGCATTAAGCATGCAGCACAGCGTCTGGGCCAGGCCTTCACCTTCCCGATTGATGAGCACACCAGCGCCGCGGGCAAGAAGTCTAACATCGTGGACCTGTCTGGTATCCGCCCGATTCCTAAGTTCGACCCGAACACCGGCGAGCCTATCAAGATGCCTGCCCTGGATGCCTCCGAGATTAAGCTGTTCCTGTGGAACAACCCAACCAAAGAGACCTGGGATAGCCTGCATATCGAGGGCACCTTCGACGACGGCAAGAGCAAGAACTGGATTCAGGAGGATATGTACAAGGCCGTAGACTTCCCGGGCAGCGCTCTGGACATTCTGCTGAACGCTGGCTCGGTTCCGAGTCCGGCAGCTATGCAGGCCCCAGCGGCCCCGGCCGCACCGGCGGCAGTTTCTGCGCCTGCAGCTCCGGTAGCTCCGGCTGCGCCAGTGGCTCCTGCGGCTCCTGTGGCGCCAGCAGCGCCCGCTGCACCTCAAGCCTAATCAACCCTACTACTAACTAATACGGCCCCGCCTGGGGCCTTAGAGGAAGCCTATGAACAACATCAACATCCTTATCAAACTCCTGAGCGCAGCCTACACGGCGGAAGCTAAACGCGCCGATGCCAAAGCGCAGTTTAACGAGCAGCTGGCAGTTAAGTTCGCAGATGACGCGGTGCGTCTGGCCGCTCAATCCGAGGCGCGCGTAGAAGCCTCCAAGCACAGCAAAGATGAAGCAGCTAAGCATTCTGAGCAGGCTGACAAACTGCGCGCTAAGCGCGATGAAGTAGCGAACTTCCTGGGGGTATAAGTAATGGATAAAGTATTAGGCGCATACAAGAATCTGGCTATTGTAGTGAGTAACGCAGTGCATGATGCCGCTGTGTATGGTGTACGTATCAACTGCCTGGACAGCGTTTATGCAGCCCTAGACAAGTTGGCCGCCCTGTACGGCATGGACCTGGAGCTGGCCGCTACGGCCTTCAAAGAGCACAACGACCTGGCGGCACATGTCGATAAGTTACGGGGTGATGACCTCGTGCTTATCCGTGTAGTAGGCACACTAAGTGTCGGCCTGGCGGAGATTGGCTCCTGCATCTACGACGTAGACCAGAGCCTGCGTACCCCAGAAGTAATCGGGGACATGCTCGGCACCGTGCTGGTGCTGTCTGAGTTGGAGGCTTGAGTATGCTGTACGTATCCCGCGCAATTTTTATAGCGTTAATGCTTCCCCTGCTCCCACTGGCGGGCCTGGTATACCTGGGAGACAAGCTGAGCAAGGCAAAGTGGGCAGAACGTTGGGCTGAGTGGGCTGATAAGAAGGCCCGTGACATTACGGGGGTCTAGTGATTATCAACGGGGTTGACTTGTCCCAGCTCGGGGAGCAGTTAGCTCCGCAGAACTCTGGGAAGATTCTGCTGTACGATGCGGATTTCACAGTTTATAAATCCGCCGCTACGGTGAAACGTTTGGATACCGCGATACGCCGCTTCTATCAGCTGGTGCTTGAGGACATGTTCCTGGTCGGATGCTCCGAAGCAGTGGCGTATCTAACACCCGCTGGTTGTGCCAAGTGCTTACGCTGGCACCTGCCTACGGCTAAGCCTTACCAGGGGCAGCGCGCTAATCGACAGGAGCTACCGCTCAAGGCACCATTGAAGCGGCACCTGATTGAGAATCCAGACCAGTATTCTGAGCAGGGCATCCAGGTGGTCAGCAGTGATTACTTCGAGGCTGACGACTTGTTCATAATGGATTCGTACAGCTTCGGGGACCGTGGAATCCTTATGTCCCAGGACAAGGATTCCTGGCTCAGCCCTATGGCTCGGTTCGATATCCCTACCGGAACCGTGTGGCCTGCCTTGGATAACCCCTTCGGCTGGATTAAGTGGGATGATACCCAGGCTATGCCGGTACGGGCGCATGGCACTAAGTTCTTCTGGTGGCAGATGCTAGCAGGGGATGACGCAGATAACGTCAAAGGCATCACATTGCTTGATGGGAAGCTCTGTGGGAAGCGAACGGCCTTTGATGCTATCTACCCTATTACCTCGGAGCAGGACGCCGCAGAATTCGTTGTAGCGGCTTATGCTCGAAACAACCAAGACGTACTCGCAGAGGCAGAATGCCTGTGGCTGAGGCGCTCCCAATCAGATTCAGCGTACCTGTATCTGATGTCACTGTTGACTACTCCCAGTCTGCGTGACTGGGTGCACTCGCTGCACGAGTACCATAAACAGCACATACAGTGGATACAGGAGCACCCAGACAATGGCGAAGATGTCTGCGAAGGAAATGAGCCTGCGGGCGATTGAGTTATACTACGAGGGGAAACACGATGAACTTGAAACTATTCTGGACGCGCTGCGTGAACGAGCACCCAAAACACATCGAAGAACTGTTGAGCATTTGGATTCTCTCATTCACGACAATGCTCTGCTGGATGTAGTGGGGGAGATTCAGGTATGGTAGATTATGATTTCCCTAAGCGGATCATCTTACAGGGGGAGAGGGTAGGCCGTAGGCCGGACCTGCCAGAAGAGTTCCATTTTGACGGCGAGGTGTTTAGGGGCATCCCATCTTCGGAGATGAATTTAGCGTGCTCTGCAACGGGGCGCTTCGTTGGCAAGACCGGTAAGATTCTTACCCCTAGAAAACAGAGTTCAGGGTACCTGTGGTATTCGTGGGTAAACGAATCTAGGGTATGTGCTAACGTCTATGCACACAGAGGTGTGGCTGAGGTGTGGTTAGCCCCAAGAGCCGGGGCGTATTACGTAAATCACAAGGATGGAAACAAGCATAACAATGCTGCAGATAACTTGGAATGGTGTACTTCTGCAGAAAACACACAGCACGCCATAGCTTCCGGACTGGTATGGAATTTGCCCAGGAAGGGAGAGGCGGGATTCCGTAGGATGACCCGCGCCCAGAATCGGCAAGTGCAGGCGAAGCTATGGAGGGAGCAGGGTGGGGTGTGTCCCATATGCGGACTTCCTATAGACTTGCAGGCTAGTAGCAAGAATAACGGCCCAGTCACGGACCATATACACGATGATACAGGGGCGGTTAGGGCGGTGCTGCACAGGGGGTGCAACGGCTTTCTCGGTAAAGCGGAGAACACCACCCGCTGGGCGGGCGTATCCCCTAATGATAACGATCGGATAGCGGATTTGCTGATAAGTGCCGGGCATTATCTGATGTCCGAACCAACTCACATCCAGTATTATACAGTGCGTACGCCGGAAGAATTGGCGCAGGCACAGAAGCTCAAGGCCCGCAAGGCCCGGGCACGACGCAAAGCACGGGAGACTATTAAATGAGTAAAATTAAAGTTGGGGATGTGGTGATTCGTAAAGCTGCGTACGTGTCAGGGGACTGGTCGCAAATCTGCGAGTCTCTGCATATATCCCCACACATCCCCAGAGAGGTGCTGGAGGTTAATGGCACCTTAATTACGCTCAGCGGGGACCTCGGCAGTTGGCGCGCGAGCTACTTCCAGGTAGTAGAGGAAGCCCCCACGACTATTGCGCAAGTGGCAGAAGCAGTAAATTCACCTAGGCACTACCAGTTCTTCCCGGACCTGGAAGCAATCGAGGTCATTGCACGCAGTATGACACAAGAGCAATTCTACGGATACTGCCTGGGGAACCGGCTCAAGTACCGGCTGCGCGCCGGGAACAAGGATAATCTGGAGCAGGACATTGCTAAGTCTGATAAGTACTTAGAACTGTACTACCAGCACAAGGGGAAGTGCATTGACGCCAAGTGAGTGGTGCCACATGATGTGGCAGAAAGCAGTAGAACGGGGCGACGAACGCTCCGCTAAAAACTATCTGGAGATGTATAATCTCTGGGTAAGTCGCAATCAGTAGTTAGAAGTATCGGACATAACCAAGGAGACTAAGCGCCTATGATTAGCGCCCTGAATACGGTTGTAGTACCAGAGGAAGCACTAGTGAAACGCCAGCTGGAGCTTGAAGAGACCTATAAGATTCGCGGAATCGAGCGGGCACGTAAGCTGATTACGGACGCATTGCAGAACGGTGGGATTATGAACCTGCCGATGACGCAGCGTATGCTCACCTCAGCATACGAGGTGGCTGCCGCCGCTATCAATGAGATGCGAAATGTCAAAGCTCCGGGTATTGGTGGGAAGTACCGCCGGTTCTTGCGCTTAGTCCCTTTGGATGTCCTGACCACCCTGAGCCTGTGCACAATGTTTGAGGCGTTCAGCGTCGCCCCAGGCGAGTCCGCTAGTCGCCGCCAGACTGCACAAGCAGTAATGTCCGCATTGGGTAGGAACGTGCAGTCAGAGCTACTGGCTCTGCAGTTACGTAACGTAGCCCCTGCGTACATGGACCGTGTGTACGAGTACCTCACTGAGCGCCGTACGAAGTCCCCCTCGCACATCCTGCGTACGCTCCGTGCCAGTGCCGAGAACGTGCACTATGGGCACGAGCCTTGGACCAATGCCCAGAACATATCCGTAGGGCGTCTGCTGTGTGCTGCGGTGTTTGAGACGGGCCTGTTCCAGTGGAAGACAGGTAGCGGGAACCTGAGCATGCTCTACCCGGCCGATGACGTTATGGAGGCCTTCCAGAAACTGGTGGAATCTGCCGACACTGTAACGATGAAGCCGCCTATGCTGGTCCCCCCGGTGCAGCACACCGCTATGTGGGATGGTGGGTACCTTACCCCTATCGACAACCGCGGGACATATCATAACTCACACATCGACCGCGCGCGTCTCCGCGAAGTAGCAGAAGCATTCAAGTCCGCGGACGGCATCAAAAAGGCGCTTAATAAGGCGCAGGAAACCCCATACCGCATTAATAAGCGCATACTGGAACTGGTGCAAGAAGCACGGGCCCTGGGTATTGGGATAGGTATGCCCCGCTCAATACCAGAGCCGAAGCCGGAGTGGTACTTGGATGGTGTACCAAAAGAGAACTACACCGAAGAAGAACTGGACCGCTTCGGTGAGTGGAAGACGCGTATGTCTCTGTGGTACAGTGCTGACCGTAAGCGTGTGTCGCAACTACGCAGCCTTCTGACTACGTTGGAGATGGCAGAGGAATTCAAAGATGAAAAAGCCCTGTACTTCCCGACTTGTGTGGACTGGCGCTACCGCCTGTACTTCAAGTCCTCGTTGCACCCGCAGGGTTCTGATTTGCAGAAGGCTCTGCTGGAATTCGGTAGAGGTAAACCTCTTGGAGAGAGAGGGTTGTTCTGGCTCAAAGTGCACGTCGCCACTTGCTTTGGTTATGACAAAACCCTATTCGAAGACCGCGCAGATTGGGTTGATAAAAATATGGCAGTTGTCCGCTCAGTTGCAGAGAATCCATTTGATTCGGACGCTTTTAAGCAGGCCGATTCACCGTGGTGTTTCTTGGCAGCGGTGCTCGACCTGGTGGCTGCTCTGGATTCTCCGTGCCCAGAAGAGTACATATCCAGAACTCCGGTTGCTATGGACGCTACGAACTCAGGTGGACAGCACCTCTCAGCGCTCCTGAGGGACCCTGTAGGCGGTCGTCTGACGAACCTGTACTGGGAAGGTAACGACAAGAAAGCGGACCTGTACATGGACGTGAAGCGCCGCACGGATGAGAAGGTGATACTGGACCTGGACAAGGAGGATTTCGTTATCCAGAGCACGTACTGGAGAGAGAACGAAATCACCCGCAGCATGACCAAGCGCCCCAGCATGACCTACTTCTACAGCGCCACGGTGCGTAGCTGCAGCGACTACATCTTTGAAGGCGCCTGCGCTGAGGGGTACGAGGGCACCGAGACTAATAGTCTATGGAACCTGTCGTGCTATCTGGCGCCGCGTATGCGTACCGCTATCGAGGAGGCAAACCCCGCTGCTGCGGCAGTTATGGGGTACTTGCAGAACCTCGCTAGACGTGTACCGGCAAGTCAGCACCTGCAGTGGTATACGCCGCTGGGTGGGCTCGTAATGAACCGTTACACGCAGCGTGAAGAAGTGCGCGTACGTATTGACTGCATGAACCTGTCAGCGGTGCTGGTACACAACCGGGACTTCAAAACTTGCAACAAGCGCAAGGCAGCCTCCGGGATTGCTCCGAACTTTGTGCATAGCCTGGACAGTACGCACTTGATGATGGTGCTCTGTGCTGCGGAGGGGTTGGACATTGTGCCTATTCACGACTCGCTGGCTACTCACGCAGCTGACGTTGACGCCATGCATAGGCACATCCGTGAGCAGTTTGTGCGTCTGTATGAAGAGAATGACCTGCTTGGCGACATTACTCGAGCGGCGGCAGCAGCCGGGGCAGACTTGACGGACCTGAACATGCCGGAGGCGGGCACTTTGGACATCCGGCAAGTGCTAGAATCCCCGTTCTTCTTCTGCTAAAAATTTAATGTTACAGGAGTAGGAATGAAGTTAAAACACACTAGTAAAACTTCCGACTACACTCTCAAGGTTTTGTATAAATCTGACGACGTTACAGACGCAGTGAAGCAACTGCACGAACTGGGCCACGGCATTAGTCGGGGCCTGGCTCCAGAGCAGCACTACTGGAGGGTGCTAGGAAGTATACTGGGTAAACAATATATACTAGGAGTCTATGACTCCCAAGGCGACTTAGTCGGTGCTGTCAGCTACTACCCAGAGGCTGTAGAGGACTGTCATTACGTAGAGCCTGTGCTGTATACAGACTTCTTCGTATTGAAACCGGACAACGGCGCGGCAGTGTCTGTGATTATGCAGGGCCTGCACGCAATAGCCAAGTGCATGCGCGCTGGGCGTATCGCCATTAGCCGGAGCACGTCTAGTAACACGTACAAAACAACTTATCATTTAGTGAGGTCAGAATGAGTGGTGGTTTAGGTAAACTGTTAGGCAAGGCCACGGATATGCTCGGCCTTACTGACAACGCAGGATTAGAGGCGCAGCAGCGCTTGGCAGAGCAACAGGCCAGCGCAGCGAAACAACAGGCTGCCCTAGAGGCTAATAGCGCCGCAGATAACATTGCTGAGATTGACCCCGCAGGGGCTGCCTCTGCATCTGCAGATGCAATTACGTCTGAGCAGAAGAAACGGCGACAAGCAGGGCAGAGCAATCCTCTGGGCCTGTAAGGGGGTAGCTTGGAACAAAAAGCAACATTAGCAGAACTCTTTAAGAAGGACCAGGATGCAGGCGTCTTGGATGCCTCTGAGAAGTTCGCGCAGTGGACGCTCAGCACTATCTTTACCAGGGACGATTCCCTGGACGGTAGACGCAGACCACTGGAGCGTGACTACCAGAGCACCGGAGCGCAGCTGGTCAACACTGCAGCCACTAAGATTGTAGGCGCGCTGTTCCCACAGGGTACTAGTTTCTTCCGGTTCTCCAAGAGTTCGGACCTGGACGAGTTCATTAGTTCGCTGGGCAGTGCAGCTACAGCAGAATCTAAGCTGGCCGAGGTCGAGAACACAGCGTCACAGAAAGTATTTGAGAAAGATGGTTATGCTGCGAAGTTGCAAGCTGTGAAGCTGCTGCTGGTTACAGGTAACGCGTTGGAGTATATTGATGAGCGGACAGGTAAATCCATCGTCTACTCAGTCCGTAACTTTACCGTTCGAAGGGATGGCAGCGGGAACGTCCTGCGACTCATTATCAGAGAGCGCGCAAGCATACAGGACCTGCCAGAAGATTTCCGAGGCACCTTCTACCGTGACAAAGACCCATACGGCGACGTTGATATCTACACTGCCGCTTGTCGCAAAGTTAAGCGGACAGAGGAAGGCGTAGAGGTAGTAAGCTATGAGGTGTACCAAGAAGCAGACGGACACCGTATCGGGGATAGCAGCACCTATCCGGAGCTGGAACTCCCTTACAACGTGCTGGTGTGGAACCTTGTTAGTGGTGAGCACTATGGGCGCGGCTTGGTAGAGGACTACGCGGGAGACTTTGCCAGATTATCGGTACTGTCGGAAGCATTAACCAACTACGAGGTCGAAGCCTCTAGGTTAATTCCACTAGTAGATACTAGCTCCGGCCTGGATGTGGACGAGTTCTCTACGGCTGAGGTTGGTGAGGCTGTACAGGTGGGTGGAGGCGGTTCCAACGGAAACACTAAGTCTCCTGTCACTGCTTATGAGGGCGGCTCTGCCCAGAAGATTCAGTGGATTGCCAGCAACATTCAGATGCTCGAACAGAAACTGTCGCGTGCGTTCATGTACACGGGCAACTCCCGGCAGGGTGAGCGTGTCACGGCCTACGAGATTCGCCAGAATGCCAAAGAGGCGGAAGCTGCTATGGGTGGCGGGTTCAGTATCCTGAGCGACACCTGGCTGCGTAAGCTGGCGTACCTGTACACTGCACTGGTGTATCCTCGCTTTAAGCTGTACCTCAGCGAAGGTGTAGTGAGCATCAACGTTACGGTGGGTACTTCTGCACTGGCTAAAGCTGCTGCGGCTGATAAGCTGTTAGAGGCGGCACAGTCCATGCAGCTGGCTATCCCAGTGCTTGAGCAGATTACTCCGCGCTTCAACAAAGATGCGTGCGTAGACTGGTACTTCGACGCCTACGGTATCGTTAGTGAGCCGTTCATGTACACAGAAGAGCAGCTGCAGCAGAAGCAACAGACTCAGGATGCGTCTGCCGATACGTCCGCAGGTCTAGCACAGGACCAACTCCAGGGCTTGACCGCAGCAGACCCGACAGTAGCAGGTAAGCAACTGGGCTTATTACCAAGTTAACAACAGAGGCATAGATGGATAACGTAGAAAACGGTCAGAACGTAGAAACTACACAGGTAGAGAACCAAGGCGGCCCTAAGATTCCGGGCCTAGGTGCCCCCCTTAACGCCCCGAACAATCAAGGCGTACAGGATGCACAGACCCCTACCCAGCAGCAACAGGGCAAAGATTCCCCTGACCCTGCTAAGATTCCTCTGGATATCGAAGCCCTAAAAGCGGCCCCGGATAAGGGTGGCGATAGCACTAAGGAGCAGCCCCAGGAGCTGGCTCAGACAGGCAATCCGACTATTGACGCCGGGGTAGCCATGCTGCAGAAAGTGTCTGGGTTAACTGACTCTGATATGGTGCGGGCACTTGGTAAGGCCCTGGAGTATCAGGACCCTAACCTAATCGATACGGCCTTCATTAAGGAACGTTTCGGCGAGCACGCTGCTTATGCAGAGCTGTTGGCTAAGGCGTACCTGGAAGACCAGGTTGGTCAAGCCACCAAGGCAGTGCAGGAAGCCTACGATATTGTGGGTGGGAAGGAGAACTGGGAGGTAGCAGCACAGCTGTTTAATTCCAAGGCCCCTGAACCTCTGCGTAACGCAGCTCGTGTACTCGCTAATGTAGGCGAGCTTAAGCAGGCTGCTGAGTTGGTGGCAGGCTTCTGCCGGGATATGGGTCTTATCAAGACACAGAACCCAATGGTACGCGGCGTAGCCAGCAACAACGCATTATCTGCTGCGGACTTCCGTGCAGAATATACCAAACTCCGTCAGGAAGCGGGCAACCGTAGCTTGGCATCTCCACAGTTCAGTCAACGTTATAACGATTTGCTCGCACGCCGTGAGGCTGGTAAGCGCGTAGGTCTTTAATCTAATTTAAAAGGAAAAGTAAGATATGGCAGATACTATCTATAAAAGCAACCTGACTCGTCCGCACTGGGGTGGCGCGGCGTCTGACGTCGATATTCACCTGGAAGTGTACCAGAACGAAGTGGATACCCGCTTCCAGTACCAAGCTCTGTTCCTGGGCCTATCCAGCCAGCGCTCTATCAGCGGTTCCAACACCTACCGTATTGACCGCCTGAACACCTCTTCGGTGAAGGGTCGTCGCTCCGGTGAGGCGCTGGATAGCACCCCGGTTCGTAACGATAAGATGACTATCGTGGTGGATACGGTGCTGTATATCCGTAACCCGATTGACTACCAGGATGACTGGACCGGCCCGGACTTCCTGACCGAGATGGGCCAGAACAACGGCTCTGAGTTCGCAGAGACCTTCGACCAGGCGCACCTGATTCAGCTCATCAAGGGCCGCTCCTGGGTTGCACCGGCGCACCTGAAACCGGCGTTCAACGACGGTATCGAGGTAGGCGCGACCGTCCTAGTTCCGGGTACCACTACCGCCACGCAGCTGACCCAGGCTGAGATGGAGGCTAACGCCATGAACATCAACCTGGCGCACAAGGCTGGTATTGATGAACTCATCAAGCGCAAGACCCCGCTGGCGGATATGGTCACTCTGGTGGATGTCGATACCTATTCGCGCCTGCTGGAGCATCCGAAGCTCCTGAACCTGGACTTTGGTGCATCCAATAACGACGGTTACAAAGACCGTCGTGTAGTGAAGATGAACGGTGTGCCTGTAGTCGAGTGCACCGAGTTCCCGACCGCTGCTGGTACGCACCCGCTGGGCTCTGCTTACACTGTCACCCCTGACGATGCGCTGTGCCGTATGGTGACTTTCAGCAAGTCCAAGACCCTGGTGACTGTCGAAGCTAAGCCGTTCACCTCCCGTATCTGGGACGATGAGCGCGAGTTCAGCAACGTGCTGGACTGCTACGCGATGTACAACATCGGCCTGCGTCGTCCGGACACCGCGGCGGTGACCAAGTTCACCCTCACCACCAAGTCCTAATTGGAGGTTCAATGGCAGTAATTGCTACGTTCGGTCTGGAGACTCTCCAGGCCAATGCAGCTCAGCGGGAGGCGGTTAAGGCCGCCACCGATGTAGCGAAGAACATCCAGGTGGCTTCGGTTGAATCTGGCCGCAAGGCTACCAAGAAAACCCGTAAGGCGGCTGACGTAGCCGCTGACACTACGGAACGGTAATACGCGCCCCTGGTGCCTTCGGGTGCCAGGGGCTTTTTTTTTTTTTTTTTTT